CAATGAAGAAAACTGCGAAAAAATCCCCATCCAGAAGCGCACGCGAGAACATTGACCTTTTTATTAAAAATGGTATTCACTATTTAGATGATTTGAAACAAAAAGAATTGACGGCTATGATTCAAAGTGCCAATGAAGCCTTTCATGAAAAAGGAGAACCTATTATGGACGATGATGCTTATGATATATTACGCGAATATGTAGTGAAAAAGTATCCCAAAAACAAAGCCGCAAAAGAAGTCGGCGCTGTTGTATCTAAAAACAAAGTGTCATTGCCATACGAAATGTGGTCGATGGATAAAATCAAACCCGATACAAATGCACTCGTGTCATGGAAACAAAAATACCACGGTCCATACGTCATTTCATGTAAATTGGATGGCGTGAGTGGACTTTATACCACAGACGGCGATGAACCCAAATTATATACTCGCGGTGATGGTAAAGTCGGGCAAGATATAAGTCACATGATTCCTTTTTTGAAGTTGCCATCGTTGAAAGACGTGGTTATTCGCGGTGAGTTTATTATTAAACGCAATGTGTTCGAAGAAAAATACAAGGACCAGTTTGCCAATCCGCGGAATTTGGTCGCCGGTATTGTCAATCAAAAAACCACAAATGCCGATAAATATCGCGACATCGACTTCGTTTGTTACGAATTGATAAAATATGATGGCGAAATGAATATTAAACCATCTATGCAAATGTCTTTACTACAATCCATGGAAATCGACTGTGTACAAAATACTTTGTTGGAAAGTCGAGAACTAACCAACGAGAAATTGTCGAATATTTTACAAGATTGGAGAACTAATTATGCATACGAAATCGACGGAATCATTGTTTCTCAAGATAGCGTTTATCAACGCGTTAGTGGTAATCCGAAACACGCCTTCGCATTTAAAATGGTGTTATCTGACCAAATTGCCGAGGCTCATGTGGTAGATGTATTGTGGAGCGCGTCTAAAGATGGTTATTTGAAACCACGTGTGCAAATAATGCCAGTGCGATTAGGAGGCGTCACGATTACATATGTGACTGGTTTCAATGGTGCTTTTATTGAAAAAAATATCATTGGGGTTGGTGCGGTGATTTCCCTGATTCGTTCGGGTGACGTGATTCCATATATTCAATCTGTAATAAAACCCGCATCTCAAGCCAAAATGCCTGCTGAAAAATATGTTTGGAATGATAGTCACATTGATATTATGTTGGAAGACAAAACGCAAAATGAAACGGTTTTGGAGAAAAACATTGCTGGGTTTTTCAAGCAATTAGAAGTTGATGGATTGGCGATTGGAAATGTGCGGAAAATGATCAAAGCTGGGTTCAACGACGTTTGTAAAATCGTGCATATTACCAAATCGGAAATATTAAGCATTGATGGGTTTAAAGAAAAAATGGCGGAAAAGTTGTATGAAGGTATTCAAAGTAAAGTGAAAAATGCTTCTATTGTTCAATTGGCGGCGTTTTCCAATAGTTTCGGACGTGGATTCAGTGAAAAGAAAATGGCGTTGATTTTTGAAAATTATCCTGATGTATTGATTAGTGGAGAACCTGAACATGAAAAAATCGGAAAATTGTCGGAAATCAAGGGTTTAGAAAATAAAACGGCAAAAGCGTTTGTTTCTCATATAGAGGATTTCAAAATATTTTTGAATCATTGCAAACTGAATGACAAATTGGAAATGCGACCGGTTACACCTAAAACTGTGGATAGTTCTCATGAATTGTATGAAAAGAATATTGTGATGAGTGGATTTAGAGATAAAGAGTTGGAAAATCAGATTAAATCCGTGGGTGGGAAAATCGGTTCTAGCGTCAACAAAAAGACCTTTGTTTTAATTGTGAAAGATGTAGATGAAAGTTCTGGCAAAATCGAAGACGCCAAGAAACATCAAATTTCGATATTACTAAAAGATGCATTTATTGGAAAATATTTATGATTTACAAGTTACACCCGCAATTTTTATTTCCTGACGACATATACAACATTTATTACCATTCACTGAATTCAATGACTGCATGAAACAGCCTTTGCATATTGGATGCTTGCACGGTGTGCGAACATAAATGTCCATTGGCTCCAAACACACATTACAAGTGAATTCCAAGGCTTTCCATATTTGGGCTTCCGCGGCAAATGTTTTCAACTGAGCTTCGAAAAGAGCCAGTTTGCGTCTGCATTTGTTAAAAGATTCATATGACATGATGGAAATGTTTTGTACATATCATAAAATATATACAAAATAAACCAATTTTCTTAATTTTTCTAACTATATAGAAACAACAGACGAAGACATAACATGGTTGAACTATGTAATAAATGTAAGCTTTTTGAAGGTATTCATGAAATCCCAGAAACAGAACAATCTATTTGTGATTTATGTAAGATTCATATTCGCGTGAAATTTCCTATAAACGAAAACTTCGTTTTTTATCCGCCAACCGGCGTGAAAATCATTTCCATTTTCGATGACGGTAATCAAAAATTCCAAAATGAACAAAATGAATGGCTACAAATAGGTCATCATAAAGACCATATTGAGAAAATATTTCTAGTCAATAAATTTTCGAATCAATATATCAATTCCATTTCTTCATGGAAAACTTATACAAAGAAATAACATACTATTAAAAACCCGAAAATCAACGCCTTTGTTTCCATATGTTCGTATTCTTGATAAAATAAGTATTTGTCAATTATATTGTCGATTAAATCACTGCCAATAATCGACGACACGATGGATATAATAAACACTAAATAACGTTTATTTTTCATAATCTCGTTAAAAATACGCCCGAGGAACAATGGTTTCAATAAATGCTGCTTGTAATTATAAAACACATACAATATCAACAAGGCGACTAATGAAACTACCACTTGTGAATGCATCATTTTCACGTCAAAATAACGTTTCAACGGTAAACTAATGAGTAACCCTGATTCAGGGACCGGCGTGCAAACTGCTAAAAAGGCCCATATAAACAAAGTTTCATATATTCCGCGTGTATATCCGTTATAAGAAATATAAAAAATCAATATGCAAATGAAAACGACGTTGATCGCCTCATACATATAAAACTTGATTTCTTCTTTCAGCGTTTTATCTTTGGTGAAAAAGTCGTAGTTCAACATTGTAAAGGAAATCACCAAAAAACAAAGAAATACTAAAAATGGAATATTTAACAAATCTTCTTTATTCATCTCTATATATATACTATATGAAAGAAGTTTTATTAGATACAATTTTAGGCGCATGCATCATGGGCACCATTTCGTATTTATCAAACATATATGGCAAAGAAAACGTATATTTCTATAAAATATTGGCGTTCGTATGGTCTGTGCCATTAACATTTTTCTTTTTTATTAACATGGCGTCCAGAACGGGCAAAACCGCCATTTACGATTTTTCATTGCATTCGTTATTCGGAACAGCATTGACGTTTCTATTGGCGCTGGTTACATTATTTATAATAGATTTCGAGATCAACGCCATTATTTTCTTCACGCTGTTTTTCGCCATTGTAAGCACCATCCTTTATTTTGTCTTTGATTTTTATACTTTGTAAATATTTTGAAAGAAAAATTGAAATAAATATTATGTTTTATAGTTATGTTATAAAACATGACACATTATATTGGGAAGAAAGGATATACCATTTTAAAATCGTCTTTGACTGAGGAGGTATTAAATAAAACGAAAAGTGAATTATGGTTGAAACCTCAAATGCCCGGCAAACAATACGCTCAAAACCAAGTACAAGCTTTTCCTGTGTTCCGCGAAAATGATAAAAAATTGTATATTCCACGCTTTTATGGTGAAGAAAAATTCGGCGCTCCATGTAGAAGCGAGCTCGATGATGGACTCGATATAAATGTGGAATTTACCAAAGAACTTCGTGATTACCAATACAAAATTGTTGATGTATACATGAATCATGTATCGAAAGGTTCGGGTGGCGGTATACTCGAGGTTCCTTGTGGACGAGGCAAATGCCTTGGTAAAAACACACCGATTCTAATGCATGATGGCACTATAAAGAATGTTCAAGATATATGCGTAGGTGAATACATCATGGGTGATGATTCAACACCTAGAAAAATATTGACTTTAGCTCGCGGTAGAGAACAAATGTATAAAGTTATACCAAAGAAAGGCGATTCTTATATTGTCAACGAAAGTCATATCTTATCTTTGAAATATAGTTCCAAAGTAAATAAACATACACCAAAAGGTTCTATAATTGATATACCATTGAAAGATTATTTGGAATTACCGAAATCATATCACGGTAGAGGAGGAGTTTTACTTGGATATAGAGTTCCAATTGTATTTCCTAAAAAAGAAATTGATATTGAACCCTATTTATTGGGGTATTGGCTAGGTGATGGACATTCATACAGTCCTAAATTTTCGACTCAGGAATCGAATGTTCTACTACATATTCACAGAGAATGTTTGAAACACCATCCAGAACTATACATTTCATATAGTGGATTTCAATATGATTATTCTTTGGTATCTATTAAAAAATGCCCTAATTGTAATACATTTCTGAATGGTTTGAAAAAATATAATTTGTTGAAAAATAAACATATTCCTATTGATTATAAATGTAATGAGAGAAGTATACAATTAAAATTGTTAGCAGGTATTATTGATTCAGATGGTAATAAAAGTGATAATTGCTATGACATTATTCAAAAAAACGAAAAACTTATGGATGATATTATATATTTATGTCGCTCATTGGGGTTTGCTGCATATAAAAGTAAATGTGAAAAGTCATGTAAATATAAAGGACAAATAAAGACAGGCACTTATTATAGAACGACAATACATGGCTGCGGCCTTCACGAAATTCCTGTGAAATGTGTGCGTAAAATGTGCGAAAAAAGAAAGCAAATAAAGGATGCATTGAATACAAGAATCAGGATTGAAAAATTAGAAGTGGATGACTATTATGGTTTTGAAATCGACGGTAATCGACGTTTTGTATTGGGCGATTTTACCGTTACACATAATACAGTGATGGCGTTGAAAATTCTTTCCAATATAAAGAAAAAAACAATGATATTGGTTCACAAAGAATTCTTGATGAATCAATGGATAGAACGCATTCAAGAATTCATCCCACATGCCAAAGTCGGTAAAATACAAGCCCAAATTTGCGATGTTGAAGACAAAGATATTGTGATCGGGATGATTCAAACCATGTATACGAAAACCTACGACCAAAGTGTATATTCACAATTCGGTTTAACCATCATTGACGAAGTGCATCGCATCGGTAGTGAAGAGTTTTCGAAAACATTGCTAAAAACCATTACACCATATATGTTGGGAATATCCGCCACGGTGGAACGCAAAGACAAATTGACGTCTTTGTTGTATATGTTTATTGGGCCTCGAATTTATTCCGAAACGCGCACCAATGATGATACAGTTTGTGTTCGTGCTTTTGAATATGTAACACGCGACGACGACTTCAATACAGTCGAAACTGATTTCCGCGGCCAAGTGAAATATTCATCCATGATGTCGAAACTCTGTAGTTATGGACCTCGCAGCGATTTCATTGTCAAAGTTATTCACGATTTGATTATTGAAAACCCCGATGGACAAATCATGGTTCTAGCGCATTACAAAAACGTTTTGAAATATTTGCATGAAAAAATTACTTTCATGGGGTTTGCCACAGTGGGGTATTACATCGGCGGAATGAAACAAAAGGATTTGGAAATCAGTGAAACCAAACAAATCGTTATTGCGACATATGCCATGGCAGCGGAGGCGCTGGATATTAAATCGCTGAGTCGTTTGGTTATGGCCACGCCGAAAAGCGACATTATTCAATCCGTCGGCCGCATTTTGCGAATGAAACACGAAAACCCGATTGTTGTGGATATCATAGACAATCATGATTGTTTTCAAAACCAATGGTTTAATCGCAAGCGCTTTTACAAGAAATCGAATTATTTGATCAAAAAATCGAGTAACGACAAATACACATCGTTTGACGACGATTCGTGGAAAACCGAATTCACTCCTAAATAAAATATAAAATATTTAATGTTTATACCAAATATTTTATACGTTTAACGTCTCTTTCCAGTTCTGCGCTTGCGAGTTCCTTTCTTTTGGAAGGCTCCGAATTCTCCTTTTCGTGTGAACCATCCGGCGTTTTTCAATGCCTTAAGTCCCTTTGTCTTACCTAAATTGTGCTTTCTCTTTGACACAATGCGTCCATGCTTGTTCTTCATCAAATCCTTTTTCTCTAAATTTCCGGAAGTGTGCTTGGCGTTTCCGTGATACACTTGGGCTTTTGAACCTACTGCTGGGATTTTTCCGCTCATTATATATTTAATAGAGATAATTATTTATTCCTTAATGATTTGTTTTTGCTGGTTTTATTTAATTTGACATATCCAAACTTACCTTTTTTGGCCCCGTATCCATGTTTTACTAAACGCATCTCTTTTTTGGCCGTTTGAAATTTCTTTGCAGATACAATGCGACCGCGCTTATTCATAATCAAGTCGTCTTTTGTCAAACCGGCTTTTGTTTTATAAGATGTTCCGTTAAATACTTGCTCTCTCGAACCGAAAAGCTCCTTATACTCTTTGTTTTTTATGGTATATGTTTTTTTTACAGGATCACGCACTGGACGTTTCATTATAATATATACTTATATTTTTATTCATACCCCATTTGCCTCAATTCTTGCAAACGCTTTGATGCGCGTTCATATCGATAGTCAATAAACTTCATAGTCTTATCATATATACCTTGATAGACCGGTGCGTCAAAATTATCATAATTTATTTGTCGATTTCTCAAATTCATTACACGCGTTGTTATTTGAATATTATCAATAGGTTTTGTATCGATGTTTCTATTTCTTAACTGCATTATATGCTTTATTATATATATTTTTTTATATGGTTTTGTTTTGTATTTGTTTTGTATTTGTTTAGGTGCTTCAAAGGTGTAAAAAATGAAAAATTGATTTGTTTTTTCATTTTTTTCATAGATGATATAACCTTTTATGAACATGATGACACCTTATGACTATGAACTTGAATTTTCCGAACGCTCTTTTGAAGAATCTTCATTTGAAGTTCCCGAAATATCGAATCGCATTGACGAAGAGCATCGTTTGGTTTGCATGATTGTAAACAATTTGCAAACTCAACTCGATAGTGCGCTGAAGCGTCGCAGCGAGATTCGTGATCAGATTGTAGAGAGAGATTTCATTGATCACAGTTGTCATTGTGCGCAATATTGGCTCAATACTAGAAAAGAACCCATTTCGATTGTGAAAGGGAACTTGCGTGGAATTTTATGGAATCTGAACAAGTGCAAGTGCTGTGAGCGTCACCAGACCAAGCGTCCTTCTGTTGAAAATGGTGATAATGGCAGTTATGAAGATAGTGGTCGAAACGAACAAGAGAAAAGTAGCGATTGGAATCTATGTGACTGCAAATGCCGAAAGACATCTCGTTATATTGCTCAAATATTGAATGAATTGGATAAACCAGCGCGCGTTATGATGGACCCGACAAATCTGGAAGCAGATTTAGAGCGCGCGTTAGAGTGTGTTTAAGAATTAGGTGTAGATAGATGAGTAGCTAGTTTAAAATAATTCTTTGATTATTTTTTTATTCAAGATATACCCCACTCCAAACCCCAATAAATTTGGAACTAATTCTGCCGGTGAACCGTGCCATCCATGAATCGTGGAATTTTTTATTTGTAATACTTGGTCCACTACATTAAGCGGCTTTTCGATTCCACGATACACTGTATAATCCCATACTTTATTGTCTTCTTCTTTGTGATGAGGTGGCGGGTATTTCAAACAACCGCCAATATAATTGGTGACCCATTGCGGATTTTTATCTAAAATGTATTCGGCTATTTCCCATAAAACACCGATGATTTGAAATGTATAAAAATACGACGGAAACGCCATGCCAATCAAAATATACAATACAAAATGATTCAATTGTATTCCGTAGAATTCATGGCGCACGCATCGTGATTCTGTTGTGCACGGACAACTTTGTCCCAATAAATATGCCCATATTAGGAACAATACAACAAATAAAATAATTCCGTTGACGTGGTTATAGAGCTTCATATATATATCACCATATTTATCTTTTTACTAAATGATGATTCTTTGTTGCGTATATCAAAGTATGATTTTTTGGTTGTTGGACAATGCGCTGAGGCGGCTTTGATATTTGAATATTTTCAAATATTCTGGGTTTGAGCTTTTTTACTGCTAATAGCGCCTCCAAACGGGGGGTGCCCCCCCGTAAGCCCCCCTTTAGGGAGGATGCTGGTTGGGCGGGTTCTTGAGTGGGTTCTTGGGTGGGTTCTTTTGGTGGCGGTGCTGTTGGTTCTTCGACTTCTTCCGGGGGAGATTCAAATTCGCTGTCGTCAGAGTTTACGGAAATAGTATTTCCGTGAAAAAAGCCATATGGCGGTGTATCATATGTATCATGGTAATCCAACATTAAAAGCGCGCCTTTAAACATATTGTCCCATGTTGTCAACGATTCTATATCCCATTTTTCGATGGGTTGGTCAAACCGTTCTGCATTGTAAAACATATATTTCATATTCACTACATTTGTTACATCCCAATTCGATATATCATGATTGAAGGTTTTAGCATTATGAAACATCGATTCCATCGTTTCAACATTTATTGTATTCCATTTAGAAATATCTTGGTCAAATTGAAAGGCACTATTAAACATAAATCCCATACGCTTTGCATTGTGCGTTTTCCAATCATTCACTGAACGGTTAAACTTTGAAGCGCCGTAGAACATTCCGCGGAAATTTTCCACGCGTTTTGTATTCCATCGATTCAGCGATTGATTGAAAGATGTTGCAAAAGAAAACATGTAGGACATGTTCGTTACATTACTTGTATTCCATTTTTCGATGGGTTGATTGAATTTCGGACAATCATGAAACATATAAGATGTAGATGTTAAACTTTCGGTAATCCAATTATTTAACGGATTATTGAATTCACTGCAACCAGAGAACATATTTGCCATGTTTGTTACACTTCCAACATTCCAATTATTGATATTTTGATTGAAACTCGTGGCTTTTAGGAACATTTTTTGCATATTACATACTTTTTTGGTTCTCCAATTATCTAATGGTTGATTGAATGACGTAGCATTTTCAAACATGGATTCCATGGATGTTACTTGGGATACATTCCAATCGTTGATATTTTCGTTAAATGTATCTTTATCTTTAAATAATCCTTTCATATTTTTCACTTTCGATGTATCCCATGTATTGATTGGACCGAGAACTTGTATCACTTGTGAAGGATCTTCTATATATGTATTTACGATTTGATGTATATTTTCTGTAGTTATCATTTACATTAAGAATTTAGTAAATATTTTTCATTTTAACGGATTGATTCAAAATAATTTGTAACTATTATATATATTATAATGGCACAAAATGGCAAATTACGAATAATTGCAAATTATACTAGCGATGATATCGCTGGTTCTTACGTAAATCCAATGCAGATAGAATTAGGAAACTTTTATGGATTCTACAAACCAGATGTAGGCGATGCGAATGTTCAGCCTCAAGGAGAAGGAGCAGAATTAGAGAGATTTGAAACAAATGATAATGAAGATAATTATCTGACAAACGTATTAGCTAAAAATGATGGATTTGAAAAAAAAAAACTAATTGTTGTGCGTCTTGAATTGACTAAAAATAACAATAATTATAATACAAATGGTGATCATACTGTTAATCGTATTTATATAACAAAAGAGAACGAAGAACAAGTATATACATCACTAAACACATTAACCGGAAACGGTAAAAGATATTACGGTATTAAAATTGAAAATAACAAATTAACAATACTTGATTCAGAAGGTAACGTATTTACTCCACAAGGTGCCACCACATTAGCTAAATTAATATCTAAATTATTAGGAACAGAAATAACAATTGCCACTGGTGCAAATAATACTGTCACACAATCGCAAATTGTAGGTGGTAAGAAATCCAAGAAATACCGCAGAAAGGGCGGTAAAAAATCCAAAAAGAGACGTTCTATGCGTAGATTGAAACGCTCCAGAGCCAGAAAGTAAATATAGTATTATATTATACACGATATAATATGTTACAACTAGGAATTCTTGCAAATAGTCATTTTGATATTGAATCCAGAAATTTAGAAAATATTGAATTAACTAACTTTTACGGTTATGTAAGTGGTTCCGAAAAACCCATTACCAACATTGAAGCAATTAAAAACATCAATCACGATGAGTTACTAGGGCTCATTACAAATATAACCAATGAAATAAAACCAATTGTTTATAATTATATCGGTGACAATTACGACGAACCAAGATATTTCCAACAAACCAATCTCATTGTTGTCAAATTGGAATTACATTCTAACGGAAATCGGAAATATTCTACAAATGAAAACAAAAAAAACGGTGTATTATTAATCGATTCTCAAAAGAGAACCAAATTTATCAAAATCAAAGTCGAAAACAACATCGTTACATTTCTTTATTACAATAAACCTCTTGAAATGGGTAATCTAGGAAAATTCATCGAAAAGGTCATTGATACAATTCTTACCACTAAAACACACGGCGGAAAACGAAGGCGCAATACTCGGCGCCGATATTCACGTAGAATTAGAGTTTGAATCACATGGGTTATTATCGATGGCTATTTTTTGCATAATACGCATTGTCATT